GACTGTTGTGTGGCTAAGGCTGTCGCACTATCCGAAGCCATGTTGTCTTCGTCAAGAATCGCAGTCACTGACACGCTACCCAAACGCAGGCTGTCAAAGTACGCATTGTTAAAGACGTTCGCAGCTACAGCACCAGAACCAGCGCCGTCAAAGTAAACAACCGCAGTCGTCCCCGCAGGCACCTCATAATCGTTGCTTGCGTTATACGTTCCTTGGAACAGGATAATGCTGCGCGATCCTGCCAGAGTGTTGCGCACATAAATGATCTTCTCAGAGTCGTTCGGCGTCAACTGCACAAAAGCCGTCGCGCCCAAGTCACCGCCGTCGGCAAATGTAACCATGCGGTTACGGCCATCGGACGCCGCACCGTCGGTAATCGCCAGAGTGTTCGGAGAACCAGATGTCCCCGCGCTCGGCAGTGTGACAGTAACCTGACCGTCAAGAGCCGTATCCAAAAGACTTAGGTTTGTGTTCGTTGTATCGCCCCATGTACCAGACTGTTCGCCTGTGGAAATAAGCTCGATACCGTTATTCAGTGTATATGTACTGGGCATAATTCTATCCTATGCTGCTGTTCGGGTCCAACCTGGCGATTGCGAAGGTGTCTCGCTCGACCAGCCAGGGGATTGTGTCGGTTGATCTGGAGTATAGCCTGGATTTTGATTTGGAACAATACGTCCCCAAACAAGAACCGGATTTACTAAACCCGTGGCTTCTACTCCCGTAACTTCTATAGTAGCCTGTGCGTCTACCGTAACCGCGCCCACTTGAGCGTTAGCTTCTACACCAGTAACAGAAACCTCAACAAAGATGCCAATGTGGACTTCGCCAACACCGCCAACGGCTTCAAGCCCCGTAACAGGGACATCCGCTTCTGCTATAGTGGTAACTTGACCAACGCCGCCCGTGGCTTCTAAACCTGTAACGGAGACATTGGCATCTGCTGTGACAGTGGCGGACCCCGCCTCACCTGTGCCTTCAACCCCTGTAACGGAAACATTGGCCTCTGCAACAACCGTTGTAGTGCCAACGCCGCCCGTGGCTTCAAGTCCAGCCGGAAATACATTGGCCTCTGCAACAACCGAAACGCCGCCAACACCGCCAACGGCTTCAAGCCCCGTTACCGGGACATTGGCCTGACCAGTCGCCGTTACTGTGCCAACGCCGCCTGTCGCCTCTAAGCCCGTTACGTCAACATTCGCCTCGGCAATAACCGAAACAGACCCCACCGCTCCTGTGGCGGAAACACCGTCCACAAAAACCTTGAGGATAGGAGTGCCAAAAGAACCGTCACTCCAGGTGGATCGACCCCACCCTTCATATAGAGTTGACGAGGCCATAACCTAGACCTTACGCGATACGAATGATGGCGTTAGATGCGTCCGCTGTTGGGAATACGATTGTGAAGTCACCCGCCGTTGACGTTTTGTCCGCACCAAAATCAAGCACAACAACCGATGGGTTTGTTACCGAAATCGATGTTGTATTTGGTGTCGTATTATAAATCAACGCGCCACGAGCAGTGATTGTCGCTGTCGTGAATGTCTCATCAGCAAAGTCAGTTAACGCTGTCGTCCCTGAACTCGTCGGGTCTACGTTAGTCAAAGCCTGCCCGGTCGCTGTATAGCCCGTGCCACTTACTTCGTTAGTAGCCGAATAAGCGGTCGTGCTTGCGTCAAGCGTAGCAGAGCTTGTATAAAGTGCGATCTTAAACGTGTCACCGTTTGCAAGATCGAAATCGTGGACACCGAACAAAAGTTCCTTCTTGAACGATGTACACATGTAGTTACCAGTAAAGGCCATGTCACATTCTCCTTATAAGTTCCGCAAGTTCTGGGTGCCCTGCGTCTGTAAGTGCATTATATACCGTAGTCCTGTCGCTTTTAACAGCCTCTCGTAAGTAAAATCCAACCAACTGTACGATCCGCTTCTTGAACGCATGGGCCTGCGCTTGTATCGCAGGATGCGCCTCATCTGAGACAGAAATAATCTTATCTGCACACCGTTCCGCTATTTCTTCTGGCGTAAAGCCTCGGTTTTGAGTGGTGTGTACCTCAACCTTGAAATCCAGTGTATCACCTTTTGCGCTAGGAATCATGATCTATCCCTCACAACTGGGCCTTTGCGGTACTCATCAATAGTCTCTTGAGCTTCACCCAGGTTTTTCAATCTTGACACCGCTTCTACAAATCTTTGGTTATACATCTGCATTACGTTGGCATCGCCCTTCATGTAAATGTACGCCTCGATCAAGCAGGCGTACAACAACGCTAACTCTGCGTTCTGTGACAACCATGTCGTGCCGTCTTCCGCCCCTGCTGTAATAGAAGCAGGGCGGTATAGATAGTGAATGTCTACAGTGTAGGCAGCGTCAGGCGTTGGCGCGATAATAAAGTTATCCACATCGAACTGAGCATAATACTTGGGTTGCCCTGTCGTTGCAGCATCCGGGGTGTACGTCTGTACAAAATCCAAATCTTTATACAACAAAAACTCTTTGCTGCCGCTTACGTCGATGCTTAAAGAAAACGGCGCAAGGAAGTCTGACGGAGCAGCAAGGTACTCGTTGCCGCTGGTCATGTTTCCAAACTGATTCTTTTGGAACAAGTTAAGCTGCACATTTTTTAAAATGCGTTCCTCGGCAAGACGGATAAACAGCGGAAGATTGTTGACAAAAGATGTCTCGTCATTCTCCGTATAATCCTGAATAGCCTGCTTTAGCTGCGCGTATGTAAAACTCATGTCGTTACCACCGTGACTGTTCCAACTGAACCTGCTGCAACTAATTCGTTGTCAGGAGAGATCCCTGGTTGATAGTTAAATCCCACAGGGTTCCAGCCCCACTGCACTGCCCGTTGCTCGGAAAGCTGCGTCTCAGGACGAGGATCTCGTAAAGCCTGCGGATCTGGATACGCCTTGGGTGGATACAACTGCGGATGTTTGGGCTCGAACTCGTCTGGGCCAACCTTGGCCCCCGTCCACTCCACCTTCATCTCACGAAGACGGTAACGGCGACCAGACCGATCAGATATACCCCAAGCATTTTTACCGCTAGCGTATGCCATTATACCCTCAAGTAACTCAAACTAGGCTGCAGTTTCAAAGGAGTCCGACCTTGGTCCTCGTCCGCCGCACGTTGGAACTCTTCTTCATATACCGTCTTCAACAATTGAACGCGCTCCGGCGCACGTTTCATCGCCATGTAATAGGCCAGCCCTGCAACCATACAAGGGAAAAAACGAAACGGCATGTCTGTTGTATTAACCAAAGAATCGGCATCTTCAATCCGACGGACATAATAGTAAATCAACTGATCCGTTGAGTTCTCTGGTACAGCCCAAAGGTTGATTACAGGATCAATCTGCCTGTTCAACCAATACTGGCTAGTACGGCCTTGAGTCGTTTTGTTTGGAAGAGTTGCATATTCACCACGGCTAATACGCTCAACCTCGAAGTCTGTGCCATTTCGACGAACCACCACATCAAGAAGATCAACCACATCATCCGTCAACGTCTCCTGCGCTTGACCCTGGGTAAGGGTGATTGTCCCCTGTTTAACTGTCCACAGGTTTAACCCACGGTTAGCCCAGTCTGCAAACATCAGATTCAAGGACCTACGCGCCGTGCGAGCATCGTAGCCCGTGCGGACCTCGAGGCCACAGCGTTCATACGCTTCTTCAATAACCTCGCCTACATCGAGGTTAAAATCTCTTGAACCTGAAGTTGCCATCAGCTGCTTCCTTTAAACGATCCGCCGCGGCCCGCCATTACGCACCCGCCAGCGTTGTAACCTTTAACTTTGCCGCCGTACTTGTAACCTTTTTTAATCATGCCGCCACCCATGTAGCCGTTCAGCATGCCGCCATTCTTCTTCTCGATAACACCGCGACCGATCAGAACGTCTTTCTTGGTTACTTTGCCGTCACCACTTAGATCTTTCATAACATAACTCCTTCAGTTATCAAAACACTCTTACCAAGCCACCACTGGCTTTCCAGTTAATACGCTTCGAAGACTTCTTCTTTTTCGCCGCGGACGTACACTGTGCCATCGTTGGACGACAAGCTGGATAACTCTTGCGCTTTTCGCCCTTCTGACGACCACAGGGCTTACCTGTCTTACAGTCAACCCAACCCTTCCCGTCATTCTGGGAAAACCATTTGCGTAATGAGTTGTCCTTCTTCGCCATCAGTAGTTATTCGTCTCTTTACGACGCCCCTCTATAACTCCGCCGCAGCCGTAAGCAATATAGCCGCCGTCCTTCATCTTCTTCTTTACAGGGCGCTTACGTTTCTTAGAAGATTCGCCCCAGTTGTCGGCTCCCACCTTTCGACACTTGGCTACCGCTCCGCTTGCGTATGCGCTGGGCCACACCTTGTACCGAGCTTTGACCTTCTTGGCGCAGGCGTCGAGCTTTTTCTTTTTCTCGGCCATCAGTTGACCTCTCTGGCGGCTTGGATATTTGGAACGGCATCTGCCCACGGCCTATCATAACTTGCCTTTCTTGATGACAACTCATCAACAGCTTCGACTAAGTGATCTAGCTTTACATTTATCACTTCAGTTCGTTTGTCTACGGTGATCAAAGTAGAAACCATCCACACGATCCCAGCAGTGCAAAGTGTGACCGCGCCGCCCCAGAAAATAAGCTGTACGTTCTTGTCCATGTTTCTACCACATCTTGCACGACCAGTATCTGGCCGATAGTTTATCTAACTTCTTCGTATCACATCCATGACGCGCTCGGAAAGACTTCCTGCGCTTGGGATCCGACTTCTTAATGGTCATGTTGGCATCACCAAAACGAATGATCTTTTCTTTGCCGTCCTTACAAGCCTTTACAACAGACTTCTTGCCGCCAGAAATCTGGCGCTTGGGTTTGTTGCATGCCATCTTGGACTTGTCGATCTTAGGCATCAGAGTGGTCCCTCGTTCTGGATCAAGATACCCTCGAACGTCGCGCTAACTTCCGCAGTAGCTGAGTTGGAGCTCGTCTGTGCGCGGCACTCTATATCTGCCTTTTCAGGTATCGCTAGAGGGTACTGCAAGTCGTAAAACAATTCACCTGATTGCAACGTGTCATCCATCCTTGTTCTAAACACATTAGATCCAAAGAAACGCACATTGAAGTTGGTGGTGATATACGCATTCGACGAAGACAGCGCCGCTGTCCAAGTGATAGTGTTGACGTAAAGAGTATGTCCTGCGGGCACAGTGTATAGTGCCAACTGCGTTTGATTGCTGACGTTTAAATTAGCGTAGATGACGTTAGGAACGCCAGATGTTGCGCCCAAAGAGCCAACATAGACCTCTCCTGCAGATGTACCACCCGAACCAGCCAGTGTGACAAACGCTCTGAACACCCGAAGCCAAGTCCCCGACAAGGCCACTTGGGTCTGACCGTTTAAGTCTACCGTTTCGGTTTTTACATTATAGTCCGCATCTAGACCTTGGACTTCCACCGAGTTAGAGCCAGTGCCGCCTGCGGTATCTGCCGCGCTGGAACTGCTGACGTACAGTGTAGTAGGCACTGTTAAATACGAGTAGATGCCCCCCTGATGCCAGATGGTCTCTTGATCGGCACTAACAGAAGGGTTCGTGCCGAACTTGTTTAAGGGCGAGTGTCCCGGGATTTGACCCCGAGACACCTGTAGCTCAAACGGCTCAGACGTTCCGACCTGTGATATGGACCGAAGAGTATAAGCCACTAAAATCTCCTACGACAAGATGATCGTAAGCTGGTTCGCCGAACCCGTAAAGGCCGAGACATAAACACCTTCAGAGGCAATGATGCCATCGTCAGGAATGTTCATGACATGGTGCCCCGTAGGGAACGTCTGCGTCAGCAAAGTTCCCCCAGATGCGCTTCCGTTCTTGAGAGTAAACGAACCTGCCGCGGCAGCATATATAACTACCTGACGGAGACGAGAACGAGTAGGCCCAACAATCGCAGCCGTTGTGCCTTGAACCCAATTATATGCGGTTACTGGACCTGCCATTTAAGTTCTCCTATTAGCTAAGTGCTGCGCCTACAGCAGTTACCCAAGCAGCGCCTGTGTTAATAACAATGCAATATTCGTTGTTGCCTGCGCCATTGTCGCTAACCATGTAAACTGTTCCAACAGCAACGTCACCGAAAGCTGGCAAGTTTGCAGTTGTAACTACAGGTATTTGAAAACCGTTGTTCGAACGAACGGGGCCTGAAAAAGTTGATAGAGCCATGTGAATCTCCTGTCGTGGCTAATGTCAGCCGCACCATGCGACTGTCAGGGATGCCTAAACAATACAGAAGAATAAAACAAAAAGAAAGGGGCAACCGAAGTTGCCCCCCAAGATACAAACTGTATCTATTCTTAGGCTGCGCCTGGTGAA